TGCTACGTAGAATATAGAAAAGACAATCAAATTTTAACAACGCAAGATATCATTTTTTTCTCACTAGGAGTGTCTGACATTTCGCAAGGCCAAGCCGATGAATATGTTTCGCAATTAGAAGAGTTGATTCGAAAGTATAATGAAACTTTTGATGCTTTTATGGCTGAAACTAAAGGTAGAGTGGATAGCTTAAATCAACAGATTACTGATTTAACTGGTCAAGCTAAAACGCTACAAGACAAGTTAGATGCTCTGAAAGAAGAAATTTCTAAGTTAGGTAACTTACAAGTGATGTACAGTAACAGCATTGATTTCGGGGGCTATGATTATTCGGGGAATCCTAACCTTAGCGCTAAACTTAATGCTTCAAGTTTTTCTTCAGGTACTGGCGCAACAGTCGCGGATGATAATGATGAAATTGTGTTCACCTTAGATGGCACAAATCAACTATCGAAGTATACTCTCAGAACACAAACACCTCTAGTAGAAGGAAAACAATACACAATTAGCTGTGAAATCATGTTAGAAACGGGTTTCACTGGTGACCCATCTGGAATAAAACTACTACACTCATACTTGCCTGGTGGTATCACTACTTTGCAGACAGATACAGTTCCTAAAAATGAATTGAATAAATGGCAGAAGCTTATTGGAACACGAACGGTAACATACGGTTCTAGCTTACCAAATGAATGGTATCCAGTATTTAAGGATATTCGGAACCTTAAGCCGTCTGGTAAAGTTAGGGTAAGAAATATCAAAATCGAAGAAGGCTCAACAGCTACACCATTCCAACCTAACTTATTAGCAGAACCTTACAACATGTGTCGCGAATATCCTAACGAAAATATTGCCGATCATACAGTTAAGTTCCCAATCGAATCTGGCGACCACCAAATATATCAAGGTTACACAGAAGAAGAGCTTATGATAGGTCAAACGTATACTATCACGCTTAAAGGAACAAAACCCGCAAGTCAAACCTTTGTAGCGTATAATCATTGGACTGCTCGTTTAGGAGAACTAAAGCCAGTTGATGGGTTGACAGACGTATGGTCTCTAACATTCACACCAACGAATGTTGTGGCGAGTTCACCTAAACTTTTTCGTGTTTATCAGTATCCACAATCAACAGTAGGCGCATGCCGGATCGACTGGCTCAAGATTGAAAAAGGCGACACACGAACCCCGAATATTAGTGAGTATAAATATCGTGGTACTGGTATGCGTGATTCAAACAATCCAAAAGATTATGTTTGGGATCTAGCACCAGAATATGTCGAAGATAACTTGGCCACAGATATTAAAATTTCTGAAATTACTGGTAAAGCAAACAATTATACCGATGGGAAAGTATCGGAGATTAATTCGCAGTTGACTGCTTCAATTAATGAAGTAGACACCACAGCTAAGGATGCTCAAACAAAAGCGAATGCTAATGCGACTGCTATAGATGAATTAGACAATAAGATCGATGAACGCATTAATGATACAGCTACTACCACATTAACAGTTACAAACGGGAATACCGGATCAGCAAAGCTTTATCGTGAAGGAAAAACCGTCACTATTTATTTTTTTGCGTTGAATGGGAAAAGCAGTGGTGGAAATGATTCAACGATACTAACAATTCCAGAAGGCTATCGGCCACCAATTAGTTTTGAGCAACTGGTTGGCTCGATAGACCGTTCTACTTTGAACAGTGCTCAGTTATCTATTGGTGCAGATGGAGCCATTAAATGGCGAAGAAACTCAAGTTATGGATCGGATTATACCTTTGCAATTACTTACACGATTTAGAAAAGCGTGAATCGATATGAAGGCAGCATATAGACCAATTGAACCTTACGGATTCGAGCAAATCATTGTGAATGATGAAGAACATTTACCGGAAGAATGCACAGAAGTCGAACCACCGATTCCAAATTGGAAACCGAAATTCAATTACTGGGAGGGAAATAAATGAAAAACATTTGGAAATATGGACGTACTGGCGGAGAGTACGCAGGAAAAGTATTGGACGACATGCTTGTATCCGTTCCTTACACAGATCAGCCACCGCTTGAAGGAATTCGTGCTGATGGCGAACCGTTAACAATCGCTGATCAAATGTTTGATCCTAAATTGAATCAATGGATTATTTTAGCGAACGCACTAGATCACAACGATTTAAACAATCTCAAAGCAATGTATGAGTCGTTAGAAAATGAGAACGGCGATTTAAAACAGATCAATGCCAAACTCATGCTAAGCGATGTAGCAATTAAACAGGAAAATACTGCATTGAAAGAAAAAGCGGATAGTTTAGCACAAATCAATTCAAAAATGATGCTTGCTTCGTTACAAAATAGCAAAGACATTTCAGAAATTAAAGAGCAACTAAATCCAGCTTCAAAGGGAGGTGAGTAGTATGTTTAGTTTTAGCGATGTGAAAATGATGTATGATTGGGGCTGTTTCACTAACGAACAAGTAATGGTTTTCGTTCCGTTGTGCATTACTGAAGAAAAAGCAGATAAAATCATTAGCAAAGAAGAGAGCGCATCTTAATTGATGTGCTTTTTATTTTGATTCAAGGAGTTGTCACATGATTAATTTAGGGGAATGGGGAGCGATAGCAGGATCAATAACCGCTATCGTTTCTTTGATTTTATTAGTAATAAAACCAATTACTGCATCTTTCTCGAAGATTACTGAGACTCTTTCAAAAGTAAGTCACAATTTAGATTTGCTGACTAAAGATTTAGAATCGAGCAAATCAGATCGATTGATGATTCATGAAGAACTAAAGAAACACGATGAAAGATTAGATACACATGCAGAAAAATTGGTAGAACACACGCAACAAATTAAAACTTTATTTAGGGAGAGAAGAAAATGAATAATAAAACGTTCGAAGTACTAAAATGGTTCGCACTGGTAATTATTCCCGCACTAGCTACTTTCGTGGGGTTAGTTGGTAAAGCGCTCAATTGGCAGTACACAGATATCTGTGTTGTCATCATTACTGGTTTTGGCGCGTTTTTAGGGAGTGTGTTGGGTGTATCAAATCGAACCTACAAAATGTTCTCGGCTGAAAGCGAAGAAGGAGGAAACAAATGAAAAAGAAAATTACTATTACTGCGATGAGCCTGTTAACGGCTCTTTTTTTATTACCCATTAATACGTTTGCTTATACTATTAATGACGAGTATAATTTAGCGCCGAATCAAGGAGACTCCAGATTAGCAATTCCTAACAAAATTATTTTGCACGAAACTGGAATAGATGCACCAGCAAGAAACGTAGCCGCCAACATGAAAAATAATTATAACGGAAGCAATTCTTATACTACAGATGTTATTGGTGACGGTGGGATTGTTTACCGTGTGGGTGAGCAAGGATATGTTTCGTGGGGAGCTGGTAACGCTAATCCTTATGCGCCTGTACAGATTGAATTACAGCGCACATATGATAAAGCATTGTTTGAAAAAAACTATCGAGCTTATATTGAATATACAAGAGATAGTGCAAAAAAATATGGAATTCCATTGACTCTTGATCAAGGAACTTCTTTATTTACAAAAGGAATCATTTCTCATTTGTGGGTGACAAATTATGTTTGGGGGAACCACACAGATCCATATGGTTACTTATCGCAAATGGGAGTTAGCAAAGAAAAGCTTGCTTATGATTTAGCTCATGGATTTACCGATGAAAATCCAACAACTTCTGAAAACAAGCCTGTCATTGATCCAACACGAGCTGGTGCAGCTAATCCTACGCTGACAGATGGAACAAATCACGCCCACATTGATCAGTTTGGGGAAATCGAAAACGCAAACTTGCATGTGGCTGGATGGCACATTGCTAACTATAAATACGAGTATATTTTCATTATGGACTACAATACTGGGAAAGAATTAGCTCGAGTAAGAGCTGATGGAATTTATAGACCAGATGTAAACCAAGCTTATAATACTTCTGGAAATGTTGGTTATCATGTATCTTTCAATATGCGTAATTTTCCTAGTAAGAAAGTCTATGTAATGATGCGGGCAACGAATGATCCAGAGGGAAACACTAAAGGCGGTGCGCAAGATTTCCATGACAAACGTTGGTATTTAAATATTCCTAAACGATAAAAATAGCTCCTCGTTGAGGAGCAGTACATAACTATATTGACAACTATAAAAATCATTCGATAAAATAGTGATGTTATCGCATATCTTCACTATCACCCATAATAGTCACACTCCAAGCTATGCGATAACAGGTTTGTTGCCACACATTCTACTGGTTGATTGTTTATGGCTTTATGTGGCAACAACCAGTACCCTTAGCTCAGTTGGTCAGAGCAGACGGCTCATAACCGTCCGGTCGTAGGTTCGAGTCCTACAGGGTACATTAACGTAGCCATTTGAATCGTTCTGTGTTAGAATTTTTTTGAAGAGTATTATACAAGCTAAAGCTTTTCTTCATTGCCACTCAAATGAGTGGCTTTTTTATGTATCCTTTTATGGATTAATGAAAGGATGTTTCACATAGTTATACTTCTGTATATTTGAAAAGTTTTACTTTGATTTTTAAATAGAAAGACATTTGGGTTAAATTGTGAGATAATAATAAAGGCGCACCCCAAACCACTTCCCCATAAGTGTGTTACGCTTTAAACTCTTTTATATTTGAAGCCATTAAAAAGCATACCATATTTTTGAAAAAAAGTGAGAAAAAAGGCTTACAATTGGAGTGGTAGTTAATTAGTGACTTATTTTTGATTTTATAGCACTGATACTATAAAATATAGATATCATCATATTACACAATCTTAATACTAACTTAAAAAATATCTCCTTTCACAAGTATGGTGATAAAATTCGTTCCGGGCTACCTTTTTAGGTAGCCTACTTTAATCTTTNTANCTTTCTGGATCAACGAAAGTATACTTTATATAGTCATAACGCCGATGATCGCTACGTGCGTCCGGCACGTCAGTCACGATATCAAACAAAAAGTATACATCTTTCTTCATTCTAGTTTTTGCAGCAGGGATTTTAAAGTAGTTCTTATTAAAATAGTAGAGATTGATTAATAAGCTATCTTCGATTGCTCGAAAGAAAACTTCTGAATCCCACACCTTATAAAAATCTTTGATAAATCTATTCGAAGGATCAAATTTAAACCATAATTGTGTCTTTCCTTCTATTAAAATATCTTGAAATTTACTCTGTTAAAAAAAATAAATTAATTGGTGAAAATGATTCTCCAATAAAAACACCTATTGAGCTAAGCTTAAGAAATCGGATGGGAATACTCCAAAGATCGGAAATAGTAAAAGAACTTTTTTATCATAAATTTAGTTATGAAATAAGACTAGATGATACTTATGAGCATTATAGAATTGTTTTTTTCGTATACAATTCTATAGAAGATGCTACTGCGACTACTGCATTAACATTCGGTTTTACGAAAAATGGAACAATCAATTCGGATAAAACCCGTCAAGCTGCTACAGAAAGTGATGATATATGTAAGAAAGTATGCAATGGGGAAGAGAATTACTGGATAGGGGAGGAAAAGTTGAATGAAATCTATTAATGATTTATTAAAAAAACATCCTGATTTATATAAAAAATTAAATTCTGAACAAAGAAACCTGTCCAAACAATTACTTAAAATAAGATTAAAAAAACAAAAAAACGTGACAGAATTCTCAAAAATGTTAGGAATAAGTGAAAAAAAATATCTTGAATTTGAGTTCGGAGATATGCATATTCCTGTTGCAGAGTACAATAAACTTTTGAAACAAGTTGAAAATTTGTCCTATAAAGATTCAATGAATTTCACTATTAAGGTTGCTGGCGGCCCTATTAAATATGACCGTATTGAAAATAAACCTTATATTCGGAATAAAAGTTACTCAGTATTTAAAAGTAGAAAGAGAAAAGAAGTATCGTCAAATATGGTCTATGCTAGTGTTAATTACCAAGATACGAGCCGCTATATTGTAGAAAAAGAGGTATATGTACATGGATAAAGGAAATAGTGTTACTTTTGCACTTGAAAATATTAGTTTGAATAAAATTCATTTTGAATTAACTGATAATTTTAGTTATGGAGATTTAGAGTTTAATATTGAACTTGGATATAAAGAAGACGAAGCAGAGTATCTAGAAAAAAAACTTGTTTCTTTACGAGCTCACATTGTAGGGGGGATGGAAGGAGCACCGGTAGATATTTTACTCTTTTCAGTTATTCGTGTTTCTACAAATGAACAGCCATATAAAAAATTAGTAGAAGAATCTATGGGAGAGCTAGCTAAACCTATCCTGAATAAAGCTTCTAATTTGATTTCTAATTTATATAGCGAAGTAGGAGTTATGCCTACAGTTATTGATTTATATCAGCTATATAGTCAACAAAAATAA